GCCCGATGGCGGGCAAGCACCGGAAGGTGCAGCTCGCGCGCTACCCCGGATACCGGAATGCCTACATCCGGGCTTATGCCCGGATGATCGAGGAGCGCCGCCGCCGCGGCCTGCCGTGCGATTGGCAGACCGGCGAAGATGTCCTGCACTGGAGTCTGGAGGACGGCGTGCTGCCCGGCCAGATGGTTCTTTATGGAATGTGGGAGGATACGCTATGAAAGCTGTTTTGATCAGCATCCGCCCTGAGTGGGTCAAGAAGATCCTGGAAGGGCAGAAAACGATCGAGGTGCGCAAGACGCGCCCGAAGATGAACCTGCCGTTTAAGTGCTACATCTACTGCACGCAGAGCGCTGATATGCTTTGGATTTTGAATGAAAGGGAACGGTCTCTCTGTCCTGATAAAATAGCGGATGTTTTCAAGGCTGCTAAATGCGGCGGAGCATATCGGGGGAATGGCAAGGTCATCGGTGAATTTACCTGCAACAGGGTAACGAACCTTTTTTCAAACAGCAGATTTTGGCTGGACGAGGATGATGTTTTACACACATGTTTGTCTGCTGCGGAAATGCGAAAATACGCAAATGGTGCGCATGGGTTATACGGCTGGCACATCTCAGATTTGCGCGTTTACGATCACCCGCGCGATCTGTGGGAGTTTACCGGCCTGCGGGAGACAAAATTCGGATTGGAACCAGTACCGATCACCCGCCCGCCGCAGAGCTGGCGGTATGTGGAGAAAGAACTATGGAACGACTGACAAGTCCTAATATCAACGTAAACCCGGATACCGACCGATTTCTGCACGCCGCGATCGACGGCAAGGAAATCGACTGGAAGCAGAGCCGGGACAGCACGCTCAACGTGCTGATCAACGGCCCAACGAGCAACGGCTTTGGCAAGGATATTTTCCGCAAGATGGCCCGCGATCTGTACGGACGGCTGAAAGCCTACGAGGACATTGCCGAGCTGTGCGGCGGGGCTGACCGCCTCCGCGAGCTTGCCGAGGCCGACAAGGACGGGCGTGTGGTGGTGCTGCCGTGCAAGGTGGGCGATACGGTTTACATGATCGAGCACATTTTTGACATTGATAATGGCGTATGCGATGAGATATGCGCCAGAAAGGTAATAGGACACGGCGGGAACAATCTGAATCAATTGTGGCTC